AAAAAGGTAACAAGTGAAAAGGAAGAAACTAAGGCGAGTTCCTAAAGACAAAAAGACAGGTATTGCAAAAAAATACTTGTCTGGTTCTAAAAATAGGGCTGCAAAAGCGGCTGAAATAAAAAGGACTGCTGAAGCCTATAGGAAAGGAGAGTTTATTGATATAAAAGCCGTATCCAAATCAAGAGTTGCCCAAAATGTCACCAAAAAAAGGAAAAAGCGTAAAAAAAGCACCAAAAGCTAAACCTTTAAGTGCAAGAGTAGTAACTGCTTTACAAAATAAAGCAAAAGATTCAAAGTTTACTTTTGGAGAACTCAAATCTGTATTTAGAAGAGGGCAAGGAGCTTGGTTGCAAAGTGGGTCAAGAAATGTAGATATTAATACTTGGGCTTTTGGTAGAGTAGATAGTTTCGTAACTGGTGATGGTGGGGCAAGGGAGGCAGATGCCGATATACTTGCAAGAGCAAACAAAAGAATTAGGAACAAAAAAAAGAAAAAATGAAACTAACTACAAGACAAAAGAACACCCTTAAAAAACATCAAGAAACACATGGGCATACAAAAGCACATATGGAATATATGAAACGTAAGATGAGAGAAGGTATGAGTTTTACACAGGCTCATAATATGGCTATGAGAAGAAAAGGCAAATGACTCTAACAAAAAGAGAAAAAACTAGACGTAAATTAAAAAAATATGGATTAACTGCGACTAATAAACCTAAAAGAACACCATCACATCCACTAAAATCTCACGTAGTTTTGGCAAAAGAAGGTGATACTGTTAAATTAATAAGATTCGGAGCGCAAGGGGCAGACACAAAACCACCCAGAAAAGGCGAATCAGAGGCAGATAAGGCAAAACGCAAGAGTTTTAAGGCTAGACATGCAAAAAATATTGCAAAAGGCAAAATTTCAGCAGCTTTTTGGGCTGATAAAGTGAAATGGAGCTAATATTGTAAATAATTGTTAATTTTTATCTATGGCAGAAGAACCAATTAAGCCAAATCCATCTGTTGATACAGCAGCGTTAATGGCAGAAGTTGAGGCATTAAGAAAAAGCAACAGAGAAATTTTAG